TGCCCAAGAGATTGCTTCTCGCCTATCTCTCTGTATCTGCAAGCCCTGCAATAATCGCCTTTTCCTCTGGCGAAATTATCAATCGAAATACTATGTTCATGTCCACATTTTGCGATGTACCGCATTTTTGTTTTACTGTTCACATACTCAGTTTCCAGCAACTTGCATCCTCTCTCATCAAATAGTTTGGATGCTCTTTCCAAATTCCATCTCTCTGCCATACTCAAATCCTTTCTCAAAAGCGTCGCAGGATACTCTGAGTATAGCATTTTCAAGGAATTTAGTCAAGTGAATGACTGTTTTGCGGGTTCACCGATTTTACCCGATTCGTTAGGTAGATTACGCTACCCTCTGGCCGAAGGGGTTGACCAGCCAGCCGGAGATTCCGGGAGGATCGTCATGGATCCTGTAATCCTCCAATTGTTTCGGGCCGACAGCAGCATCGGAGTGCGCAATAAGGAATGCAGCACCGGCCGGGAGTCTGCTGGACGGGACCTTAACAATTTTGCACCCATCGATTTCGCCAAGGATACCCTTGATGACCATATCCTGGGATTTGTCAGAATACTTAACAAATGCCGGATCCTGCATCATGTAATTAGCGAATTTGTAAGTGCAGAAAGCCACGCGGCCATTGTCTGGCACGTTATGTTCACCAAGGTACTCCTGACCGGCGAGGAACATCTCGTAGGCATTAGCCTTAGTGATTGCAGTAGTTGCATAACCGCCAGCTGCCTGAGCGGCTTCAGCAAGAACTTTAAAGCAGTAGGTATCGAACTCAGGGACAACTACTTCCTTGAGCTGGCGGGCCAAAGATTGACCGGCATCGCTTACCATTTCGCTTTGCCAAATATGTTACCCTATCGGCTCTTTATCCGATAGTTCTTATGGTTTCCCATAAGTTCAGAGTACATTTTCATCCCCCATATGGGTAGGATGCCAACCACTCGTGGAAACGATTTATTCTCTTTCGAGGTTCAGTTTCTACTCGTTACGGTGGTACAGGCTCTTTAGTTCCTGTACTTACCTCGGTATTAGCATGCTCTTTCGAGTTTAGCCTTCACCGATTTTGGTCGGTAGACAACTGCGGATTACGCCGCAGCGAGCCACAATTCTAGCTTATCGCCCTTATCGATGATGAACGTAAAGGAACGGTCCTTAGTCACCGTAAGGGTCTGAACATTTCTGGTGAGATCGTCCGGAGTGCCATAACGAGTCATGCCACCGCGAACGTAGTCATGCATCACCGCAATAGGAATGCTGTACACCTTGACAGTTTTTTCACCAGTAAAATCGTATTTTGCACCAAGTGCGAGCTGTGCTTGGCTATCAAAAGTCCATCTTTCGTCTACGATAGGACTATATTTGCTCGCAAGATTAATACCACCGGGCATATTTTTATTCTCCTTTATTATGTCCTGCGGTAGCGACAGTCACGCGACTGTCAGGTTATTCAGTTGTTATACGAGTTGAACCCCTTCATAAAGGGATCTTCTGCTCCAACTCCAGTAGCGCCGCCCTTCGCGACGCCTCTGACAGGTGCGCGTTTGGCCGCCTCCGCATTTTGTTTTAATGTTTTGTTCTCTTTATTGAGACGGTCGTTGTCGGCTTTAGTCTGCCTCTGGACGTACTTCGTGTAAGCCACCGTTAGATTCTGACCCTTGAGAGTTGCATCGACTACTTCCTTAGGAAGCGTCTTTCCTCGTAACTCAGGGTAAGTTTCTAGGAGCTCTGCTACCTCAGGTGCGAAGTCTCGCTGACCTGCCTGGGTAGGAGTCTTCTCTTCAGGCTGCTCTTCCTGAGCAGGTTTCCGGTTCTTCAGAACACTTTCTTCTACTTCCTTGATCTTCCGGGTAACGGTATCCTTCGCAATGGTAGGATGCACTTTCTCGTTAGTAAGTCTTTCGATTTCAGTATCTTCGTAACTCTTCCTTGCTGCATCGAGCATGGCTTTCACGCTGTCATAGCCAAGGATCTTGGCTACTACTTCCGCCTGTTCCAGCTCAGCATTCTTGGCATTCAGTTTGTTTCTGAACTTGTCTGCTGCGTATGCCTTCTGGTACAGATCCGGCAGTTCTGATTGATCAATTTCAACACTCTGTACCTTATGATTGATATTCGCATCGAACTTGATCTTGGTAGGCTGTTGTTCCGGTTGTTCCTCTGTGGTGGGAGGTTCTTCCGTCCCAGCCTCAGATTCTCCGTTCTCTTCAGTGTCGTCGCCCGTGGTGGGGGCTGCTTCTGATTCTTCCGTTCCGCTTTCCTCCGTGTTGAACGCTGCTTCTAACGACTCGTCAGCCGTCTGTCCTTCAGCCGCCCAAGCAAAGAAGTCTGTTGAGCCATCCCAGCCGTCAGGAAGGATCGCATCTTCTTGAGTAGTTGTGGATTGAATCTGTTCGTTTTCGTTTTCCATAAACAAAAATCCTTTGAATACCTCCCATGGTGAGGGAGAAAATTTATATCTTATCCGGCATGGTGAGCCGGGATATAGCAATTTGAAGTGGTTGTAAACAATAGGTAGCCTTATAGACCGCCTATCTCAAACTGAGCCACAGCAGTTTAAAATAGTTGCGGAAGCTGGCTCTGCCCCAGCGCACTCCGGGGCATGAACCCGGCGAGATTGACTGACTCCTCTATTCCGCAATAAGTAAGGCAGTGAGCTGGTTGCCACTCACTGCCTTAGTAATTTATCGAAAGGGTGACTCACCCTTAATCGATCTCAGTTGTCTTCTACGAAGACCTGAATTCTTCCGAAAGGACCAACGCTGTCAACCCAGTGACCTTTCGTGGCCTCAACCTCTTCAACGGGTACTTCCTCAGCAGCAATATCCTGCTGGATGATTTCCTCAACCGGTTCTTCCTTCTTTTTTCTAGCCATTTATCTATCCTCCTACATGGAACCCTTCTGGACTAACGCCTTCTGCGCTGACCGAGGGAGGTCATTATATTTGGCTTGTATCGCCGTAGGTAAATTACTTATCGCTCTCTCAGCAGATATCTGACCACCCATTGCTGGGGATCCTGCATTCTGGAACTCGACCGGAGGAGTCTTAGAAACCTGAGGCCCCTGCTGCCCCGGCATCATACCGCCCTGCTGGGCGAGATCTGCCTGCTGCATAGCCGCAGTCTGAGCAGCTACCTCTGCTGTGCGTTTCTTAATATCCTCAATGAGTTCCTGCTTCCGTGGGATCAGCTTATCCGGTATACGCTCCAGATAGTCAATAATCTCCAGCGTACCATCGCGGCGGAGGTTATCCAGCGTCTGGACCATAGCGATCTCAGAATAATAGGTAGTAGCACCAACCTGAGCATCGATGTTAAACCACAGGCGCTTCAGCTGCGTGAAGTCAAACTCCTCAACAACACGTCTGGTCACCTGCTGGGTCATCATCTGCCCGGTCGTCGGATCGATCATCGGAGCCCCATCAGCCCCTGTAGGCAGATCGTCAAAGGAACGCTCACGGACAAGAGGACGCTTACCGTAGTAAGTACCCATCATGTCCAGAAGGATCGCTCCGATATCCTCCACCCACTCATGCAGACCGGCTCTCGTATTCTCCAACGGCACTTCCGCTGACGATTGCAGAACCATCAGCGCTGACGTATTATCCGGACGGACGTTGCCCATCTGAGCGTCCGTAGCACCGAGGCAGTCCCTCGTATACTGCATAACCCGGTCAATACACATCACGATCTGGTTCGACATGTCAGCTGGCTGCAGGGAGGTAGCAACATCACGTAGTTGCATACCCGGCTGCAGGTTGTGAACACCGATAGCCGCGCCTACTTCGTTATTCCAGTTACCAATCAGATCCGCGTTGTAGATCGTCTTCGGAAAGCTCTGTAACTGGAGGTGCCGAAAGATCATAGCCATCATAGAGTTAATGAAGATCTGGTTGGGAACAATGCCCGTTACCAGAGCTCTACCATGATACTGATTCTTCTGCTTCTCCCAGTTACCCCACGCGATAGGATATCTGGATAAGCCTGTGTCCACATCCTCGTAGATGATCCGCGTCTTAGTAGCCTTCGTTACGTGGACTGACGTAACTAACTTAGTAGCGGGCTTCTTTTTATATACCGGGTTACCATCGGTATCGATTACCGGCTTTCCATCCTCCGTAACTTCCTGGATAGGTTCGCCATTATCATCGAGTACATCGACTTGTTCCGGAAGTCCGGTCTCCTCATTGATGACCGGCTTCTCTTCCGTAACTTTGGTATAGAGAATTCCATATAAAGCCTTCCCTGTCTTATCATCAGTACGGGAGATCTCAGTCCGTCCGCCAACACCGATCTGCCACTGGAACTCGGAGTCAGATAGCATGCTATCAATAACGATATCATCTTCCGGCTTACCGCCACGCTTCTCATCGGACTTGGCAAACTGCTTGGCCTCCCATTTCAGATTCTCAACAGTATCTCTGCCGAGGATCAGAATGTACGGCTGGCTCTCAACATCCGGTGTATTCGGATTACCGAACATCACGTTGATGCCGTCCACCAGTTCCATTTCGATCTCGCCTTTATGTAAACCGAACGCTCCTCCGTAAGGAATGGCATCTGGGTTCCAATAGAAATGCGCGCAGTAGTCACCAGTTACCGCACCATCGAACAATGCCTCACGGATACGGTACTCCATCTTGAACTTCTCAAAGAGGTTCCGTACCTCAGCCGTTGCAATCACGGCTGCATTGTTCTGCGGGTCCTTCATATTGTCACCGTCATAGTAAGACAGCGGCTCGAAGGCAATGGTCGTATTCGAACTCGTTAAGGAAGCTACGAAAAGACTGGTAACGCGCTTTATGATATTGAAAGTAGGTCTAGCCAGGCGCTGCATCGCTGGCGTCTCGTTAATATGAAGCCACTGGTTACCGGCGAAGAACTCGGTATTGGTGTTGACCAGGTGATACTGGTTAGGAACTAGCTGATTGTTATAGGACCGCCCTGACTCGTAATACTTCCAGAGATCAGTCTTATTGTTCTTTTCGTCTCTCAATCAGCCATCACCTACTCCTTATTATCCACCAGTCCATAAGCCATATCCGGGTTGTAGGACATCAATTCTCGGAAAGCTTTCTGATCGGCGATCAGTTTCTCCCGTTCCTCCCGGATCTGAGCCATCTCCTCCTCCGTAGCCTCAGAAGAAACTTCCTTCGGCTGCTTCGCCTCAAAGACAGTCTTGCCAAACCAGAAGCCAAATATGAAAAGCCCGATGCCAATCAAAGCACCGAGCATACCCATTATAGCTTCCATATTATTCCGGCTTCTTCTTTCTCAGCTGGTCGAGCATCGGTTCCTCCTCGACATCCGGGAGTTCCTCAGTCTCATCTTCCTCACCAGCATCTTCTGCCGGTTCATTTCCAGTTTCGTCCACGCCCAGAGGCCCATTAAGCGGAAAGGGAATATCCTCCTCCGGTTCCTCATTCTCCGGAGCCTCTTCGGAAATCGGCGCCCCTGCACCGGCATCCGCCCGTGCCGCATCAACAGCAGACACGATATCCTCATCGGAAGCTGCCTCACCGGGATTGAACTCCTCGTCCAGCCGAAACGCCTCTGCATCCGCATCAGCCAGAGCATTCTCGCCCTCATAAGTCCTTCCGATCTGGAGTTCCATCGGATCGTCGCCTGTATCCATGAGAGTCTGTGCATAGTTCTCAAGTTCCGTACGCCCATGCCGCTCAAGGATCTCATCCCCCACCGCTTCAATCGGGGTAAGGATAACTGCCTTGTCACCTGCTTCATTGGCGAACGTCATAAAGAAATCACTCTGAGGAAGAGGCCGTGCTTCAATAGAAACATCGCCCTCATCAAACATCGGTCTATTTGCTGGGATAGAAAATCCCTGATTCTCTTCATCCATAACGGTAAATCTCCTTAACTGAAAAATTGCTCCGTAGTTCCATACGGATTAAACAACACATCCGGATCATTGAAATCCGTCTCTTCCTTCTTCGCCGCGATCTCGTATTCCGTTGGTTTGTACTCTTCGTACTCGCCCCGGAAATAGATCATTCTATGTAAAGCCTGTGACGCAGCATCGACCATATCGTCGTGCGCCCCATTAGGGAAGGATGTAAACTGGTCCACAAACTCGTTCACCCACGCCGCTTTCTCCGGAGTAGGAAGAAACACATGACCAGATTCAATGGCCGCACTCACCGCATTCACACGGGCGACCTTACCACCGGAAGGATTAACCGGTATAACGAACATGTCCGGATCTCGCTGTAAGGTAGAGACGATAGCAGGACCGTTCGCCTTATCCTCGATCAGTATCACTCTGGCATTCGGATACATCGCCTTGACCGTCCGGAGCATCTGCACGGTCTGGGGGAAGTCGAGGTGTTTATTAAAACTCGCTCTCAGGTAGTAGTCATTTCTTCTCTTGCCCCATACCTGAATAGCGACATAGTCATTTGTATCTGCTGACTTAAACGCTGCGTCAACAGAGATGATCTCGGAGCCAAACATGATCTCCTTATCATCCGGATCGTAGAACCGCCACCAGTCTCTCTGGACCAGGTTACCTTCCTCTATACGAGGTGAACACTGGTACAAGGCAGTCCATGAACGCATACCGCCCTGTGGGTCGTGGATGTAGGACTCCTTGAAGTCCAGCATCCATTTCTTGTCCTTACCCAGTTCCGGACAGAGCGCATCCCCTACCTCACGGCCGAGCAAATCATTCTCCTCCGCTTCAACTGGAAGACGGATCAGTCTGCTGTTAGGTTCATTCGCAAGGACTCTGGCAGCAAGATCGTCCGCATGCCATGGCGTCATGATGATAACGACCTTCGCCTTAGCGGCAAGACGAGTCTTCAGTGAAGCCTGCCACTCTTCCCATACATTCGATCTGTACGTAGGAGAGTCAGCTTCCTGCATGTTCTTAACCGGGTCATCAATAATGATCAGATTCGCAGGGTTACCAGTAATGCCGGACATGATACCACGGGAGATCATCCTCCCCTTGGCATTGTCCAGTTCGAACTCATCAGCCCGGTCAATAGCTCCGATAGATATATTAAAAAGATCCGTTCCAAGTCCACGGATCTTCTCTTTGTTCCTACGGCAGAACCTCTCGGCGAAGTCCTTATTGTAGCATGCGATAATCACATTATTCGTAGGATACCGCCCAAGATACCACGACGGGAACGACTCCGTGATCGTAGTACTCTTCCCGTGCTGCGGCGGACACTCCACAACCAGAATGTCGTACGCATTCTCAGTCGGCGTCTCAACGAAGGACTGAACCTCCTTAGCGAGATACTCACTCAGTCGCGTCCTCTTCCACGTCGGACCCTGAGCCATTGCCAGGTAATCGGCAAAGGATCTCTTCGCCAGTTCTCTTTCTGCCAGCTCAGCATATAAGTTAGTTAGTTCAGAATTCATAAAGATAATCGCGCCTCATAACCCGGCGCTAGTTTCAGTTACTCGCCTTCTGGCTGCTCAGAAACAGTCCACTCCCCATTTGCAACAAGAAGCGTGGTATCATCTACGAGTTCAGTAGCATCAGGCAGTCCTTCAACATTATCCGCGACAACCCATGCACCGTTCGATACTGTAAGAACCCGGCCGTTTGCACCAGTGGCATTAGGTAAACGACTATCCGTAGAAGAATCTGTACCCGCCGCCCATGTACCGGAATCTACTTTCAGAACCTCTCCGCTTGTAGCAGTACCGGGATTAGGGATGTAGTTTTCTTTCGCGATCTTTACAACCTCTCTGCCGTCCGCCGAGACTTTATCAAGCTCCGTAACAGGAATTGCGGGACTCACACCAATACCGCCAGCTCCAACAGTCTGTACTCTTGGAACGTCGTCCATCCATACGTAAGGCATAGTCTATCTCACCCTTTCTGTGGTTAATCTTATTTTTCAATATCTTCCCGCTTCGCTATCACTGCCATCATCAGCAGAGTCAACCAGAGCGAGGTACAGTATCCCAACTCCGAGTCCGAACACAACACCACCAGCCAGAGCAACAATCCACATAGGCAGTAACCTCAAAAGCGCATAATAAAACCCCTATGCCCGTTTCGCAGGTATAGGGGTTGTTTTCTTTTATTCGTCCGTTTCAGAAATCTGCTGTCGAGCCGCAACCATCTGATGCAGCTCTTCCGTACTAAGCTTCGACAGATCGAGAGTCTCAAAAGGCTGATCATCTGCATTCCCAAGATTTAGCGTCTCAGTAGGTTTGTAGCCCGCTGTGTCACGCACATACTTGGCGGCTTCCGTATCAAGATTGTAAATAGCCTTCTTCAGCTGACCCCAAAGTACAGCTGCCTGATAACTGCCCAGATCAAAACCATGCTCCAGTAACTCCTGTCTGGCTTCGTCTTCATCCGGAATATCGGCTTCCATCATATAACGAGCCAGCTTATTGAAATTGCGCTTCTCCTCTGTGGATGCTTTACGTTTAGCTTTCCACTCCGGAGAGTTCATAGTCTCAATCCGCTTCGCATTGGCTTCAGGAGTGTGCAGCCGAGCAATCTTCTCCTGGTAGTACTTCTCTCTTTCAATCGGAGACATTCCCATAGCAATCGCTCCTTTCCAAAAATAAATCCCCCATAGCGGAAAAACCGATATAGGGGTCAGAACATACTTATCTATAATATTGGTAGTTTACACTTTACCACATTTTCAACTGCAACTCAACTGTGAATGGGAACTTTTATTAATAGAAAGTTCATAATTTGGAATTGAAATCCACAAAACTGGGAACCTTCAGAAACAAAAAAGACCCCCTATACCCAGTTGGTGGCATAGGGGGTAGTGGAATACACAAAAGCGACGTAACAAAAATAGCAACATCTGTGCAGGAGTAACAAAAGTGATGGCGATGGTAGGGAAAGAGTGAGTGAGGAGATGAGTTAGTATCTACTAACTTGGTTTTTTGGACGAGCGTAATGTGCGAAAAAACTTATATATATAATAGATATGAAGACCCCCGCCCCCGTTCGGGGGCATACCGGGGTCTCCGATCCCAAAGAGGATGGGCCGATCTTCCGGCTAATCTAAAATTTATCAGCGTAGCTGATAAATTTTTTTCGAAGAAGCACACGATGCCACCCCACCTCCGCAGCACACCTCAAAAAATTTTCCGGTTTCCTTTATATAGTGCGCACCAGGCAGTGTGTTGCGGTCCGCTTCTCTCCTGTTATTCCCTCTTCCTTATACAGCAACTGACTTCCCCACAGTAGGGGTAAGTTCTCACGGAAGCTAGGCAGTGCTGTACTGTTAGCCTACTCTATCTGATAGGATGTCACGCAGATGTCACGGCTACAATTGTAGTCCGGCAAGATCTGATCTGGTCCATGCTAATCTGCTGACCGAATGCGAATGCATTACCTTTGATACAATATTGTTTGCCGCAATCAACAGGGGTTACGCTCTCCGGCCTCGGCCACCGGATGGATGAAACTCTTTTTC